TTTTCATCTGCGGGTAACCATTCCGCAAGTAAACAAACGAGGTAAAAACTAATGTTCAAAACGACTATCGCTGCAGCAGCCGCTGCTGTTGCTTTCGCCCCTGCTGCTGCCCTAGCCGGTCCATACGTCAACGTGGAAACCAATGCTGGTTGGACGGGCGATGACTACACCGGAGCAACTACCGATATCCATATTGGATATGAAGGTGAAGTTGGTGCTGGTTCATACTACGTCCAGGCTGGCCCTGCAGTCGTCGCTGTTGATGGTGTTGACACCGAGACTCGCTTCTCTGGTAAAGCAGGTCTGGGTATCCCTGTCTCCGACGCACTGAGCGCATATGGTGAGGTTTCCTTCCTGACCGCTGATGACGCTGACGATCTCGGCGTTGGTGGTAAGTTGGGTCTGAAGTACAACTTCTGATTCACTTGACATTGTGGTATAATATAGGGGTCTACGGACCCCTTTTTTTTATGCTAAAAATTTTATTTCACCCAGTTACTATCCTCAACCTATTGATTTGTGGATCTCTCGGGGTGATTGAATTTGTTCATACTAAAGCACATCATACCCTAGAACAAGATGTTCACGGGCACGTTCACAGAGCACTACAAAAAAATCCAGAGTTGGCACGAGAAACTTGTTGGGAGTTAGAATGATGAAAAAGAAAATACAAAAAATCTTAGATCGTCTTGAAGATATGGAAAATGAGCATATGCAGATAACTCGTGAAATTGCTATACATCGACGTGAAATTGGTAGATTGACAGGTATACTAGATACGTTAGAATCTCGGTTACCTGATGAAGATTAATCTGTGGTATTCAAAGAGTATGTCTCAGTGGCGTTGGACACTTGTAGAAGAGTGGAAGAACGGAACCACTAAAAGAGAACAGCATTCTGGACAAAGAATCTATCTACGTGATGCAATGGAAGATGTTGCCAATACCGTAGAGTATATGTTAGAATGTAGAGACAAGCCCGATTAGCGCAGCGGTAGCGCAGTTGCTTTACACGCAATTGGTCGGCGGTTCGAATCCGTCATCGGGCATTATAAATAACTGAAAACTGAAGAAGTATAAGACCATCACAATGGACAATATTAAGATTAGGTGTCTTTCCTGTGGTAAGGAAATGGAAGGGCATCAAACCAAGACGGTTTCTTGTGGTTGCTCAAATATGGCAACTATTCGTGGAGATAAGATTTCAGCAACAGACTTGTCTTTGGTCGTTATGATTAATGCACACCAAAAGACAAAAAACTCTGTCCTCTCTAGAGAAGATCTTGCTTTCCAAGAACAGAGAAGACAGAGAAAAGTTCGTAAGATGAATTTTGAGATCAGATAGGTCTTAAGATACAGTTTTCGTCATAGCGAGCATATTGAAAACCATCCTCATATAATTCACCAAAACCAAATTTTTTGGCAACGAGTGATCTTTGTTTCTTACCTATTGTAAGGGAAGACTCATTGAATCCTTCATTGAGTTTTGGTCCATGAGGTTTTGCTGCCAGAATGTCTCCTGGTTCTGGAGAAAGTTTTACCATACCTTCTTCTAAATTTTGATACGTATATTTCATAAAGTGATATAGTATCTTCTTCCTTTCTTTCAGTGAATATTCTTTTGGTTGTTTTGTGTACTTCACTTCATAACCAACTTCTGCAAGTCTTGTTTTTTCGTGAAAGTAAATTCTTTCGGCAAGAGTTTTGATTCTTTTTTCTAAATTTGCAGAACCATAATTATCTTCAAACTCTAGATATAAGTAACTTTTTTTGTTTTGATACAAAATTATAAATGTATAGATTGCCATTCCGCCATCTTCACATTTAAAATTTACTTGTTGATATCTTTTTTCTTCCTGTGGATATATGGGTGATGCATCTTGATATCCAAGTGTTTCTAATAGTTTTTCAAATTCTTCAAGCACTTGACAAAAATCCAATAGATGTACTATATTATAACACATTGGAGAGGTGGCCGAGTGGTTTAAGGCAGCAGTCTTGAAAACTGCCGAAGTGCAAGCTTCCGTTGGTTCGAATCCTACCCTCTCCGTTAGCAAATCCTGACAAACTTGACTTTGTTCGGCTACTCACTATTATAGCTAGTAAGTATTTTACTCCTAAAAAAATGGACAAGACATCCTATGAAAATTGGGTGAGAGTCAAAGAGGCATTAGAAGAGTGTGGAAATACAGATAACTTTTATTATAGACGAGCCTGTGCTATAGTATCAGGACAACCAGATCCTATGGAAAACGTGAGTGTTGGTAATGGCACACAGGATGAATGAAATCAAACCTGATCACTATATAACAAAGGATCAATGTCAAGAGATGATTGATGATGCAATACGTAAACACAATCGTAATGCATCAATCATCAGTTTTTGTGTCGGGTGGGTTGTTCTTGCGCTTTTTGCGGAAGGTCTCCTTCGACTCATTGGAGTGATCGAACCCCTTTTCCCCTGGTTAAAAATTACACTTTAAAATAATCAATGAAAATCTTTTTGGATACAGCAGACGTTCCTACTATTGCGGAAGCATTTACTACAGGACTGATTGACGGTATTACAACCAATCCCACTCTTATTATGAAATCTGGTAGGGATCCCGAAGATGTCTACCAAGAGATTAAAGATATTGGTGTCAAAGACATCAGTATGGAGGTGATGGGTAACTGGACTGAAATGTTGGATGAAGGTCGTCGTCTTGCTGCAAAGTTTGGCGATGTTGCTACAATTAAGGTTCCTTGCACTAAAGATGGTTTGGCAGCGTGTCGCTATCTTTCCGAAGATGGTATCAAAACAAATGTCACTCTTATCTTCTGTGCTGCTCAAGCAGTTCTTGCTGCAAAGGCAGGTGCCACTTATGTGTCTCCTTTTGTGGGACGCCTTGATGATCAGTCAGTTGCTGGTTTGGAAGTAGTGCGCTCTATTTCAGAACTCTATCGTATTCACGGCATCAGAACACGAGTTCTGTCTGCTTCAATTCGTAGTGTTCAGCGTGCTATCAGGTCTTGGTATAATGGTGCTGACATCTGCACAATGCCACCAAAGGTGTTTGAGCAGATGTATGATCATATCCTTACCGACAAAGGTATGGAAATTTTTGAAAACGATTGGGCTCAAGTAAAAGCAGGAGGAGTATGAAAACATTCAACACTGTTGTTTTAGACATCACTGTTGCAATATTGGATTTTCTCTATAACGGTAGAGATTATCAGCGTTTCTGGGTGCTTGAGGAGATTGCTCGGGCACCCTATTTTGCGTTTTTGAGTGTACTGCATTTTAGAGAATCAATGGGACTACGTGGTCCAGAACACATCTATCTAATGGAGGAACATTTTGCTCAAACACTTAACGAGACAGAACATCTTGAATACATGGAAAGTCGGGGCGGTAACTCTTATTGGGTGGATCGCTTTGTCGCCAGACACCTTGTACTTATCTACTATTGGAGCAACGTGGTTTATTATTGGTTGGCTCCTCGCTCTGCTTACCATCTCTCCTACGAAGTAGAGATTCACGCAGCAGAAACATATGCAAAATACCTAGCACTCAATGGTCACGATGACAAGATCGTTGAGATCTTAAATGATGAGCTAGAGCACTCTAGAGAACTACATAAAGCAATGGAACTTATCAAATGAAAGTAGGATTAATCGGACTCGGACGGATGGGCGAAGGAATGTCCCGTCGTATGATCAAAGCAGGTATTGAAGTTCATGGGTATCGTAAAAATTTTCAGAAAGCTGAAGAACAATATGAGAAGGGTTATATCAGTGGATATACCACTTCTTTGGAAAGCCTTGTTCAAGTAGTTAAACAGAAAGGTCCTGGTATCTTTCAACTTGTTATCCCCGCAGAAACCGTAGAGGACACACTAAATGAGTTATTACCATTACTTGGCGACGGGGATATTATTATTGATCATGGCAATAGCAACTTTAAAGATTCTCGCAAGAGAGCAGAAAGGTTGGCCAAACTTGGTATCCAATTTATTGATTGCGGTACTAGCGGTGGAGTTTTTGGTTTGGAGCGTGGATACTGTCTTATGGTTGGTGGTTCAAATACAGCAGTATCTGTATGTTCCCCCATTTTCCGCTCACTCGCACCCGGTATTGGATCTGCCCATCGCACTGATCCATTGAGTCATGAAACATCTGCAGAGAATGGTTGGTTGCATTGTGGACCACCAGGTGCAGGACACTTTGTCAAAATGGTACATAATGGTGTAGAATATGGAATCATGCAAGCATACGCAGAAGGATTTAATATCCTGCATGAAGCTAATGCTGGGGCA